TGTCATTGTTATGGCATGGTAAAACGGAATACTTTCAATGTATTTTTTAATAGAAAAATGAACATAGAAATCAAGGATGATCATTTTCATCTTCGAGTTGGTGGAATTCAACACAGAGACATACCTATAAAAGGATTGGGAAATTACAACTCTTTTATGTGTAGACAGTTCTTGAAATTGTTAGGCAAACCACACAATTTCAAAGCAAAAGATTCTTATACAGAATTTGAAAAAGCACGGAATGAACTATTGAAAGATTTACTTTAGAAATAGCAAGAATATAGTGTCAAACATTATTCTAAATAATGGTCTGAACCATAAAACTGCAAGAAGTACATTCCCGTCTCCATATCTATCATAAAACCAGATAGATAATGCCCAGAGAATTCCCGCTATAATAACATATGATCCTGTTATTTCTGCAGAAAGACCATAGTTGTTATTATCAATTTTGTCAGCAGTAATGTATATAATTACACCCGATCCTATTATACAGGCGACTACAAATCCTAAAAATAGTTTGCTTACCATTTTTACTTTAACGCATCAAACTTTTTAATATGAAATGGAAGACTCGATTGTGAAATCTGTTATCGAGTCTTTTAAGCAACGTTCAGAGATTGGTATTCTAAAATATGGAAAAACGTTAGATCGTAATGACCTGACGTTTTTACAGTGGGTTCAGCATGCACAAGAAGAACTTATGGATGCTATTTTGTATCTTGAAAAATTGAAGAGTATTTCTAGTTCGAGTACGCAAGTCCCGCCATGCCTGACATGACACGAAGGATATTGTAGTTCATCGCATAAACACGAACATTCCACGTCTTATCCGAATCTTGATCAACTACCTGAGAACCATCAAAATTCATCACGATTGTAGCAGTGTCAATTCGTGAGAAGTTGCACGTTCCAGAAGGTTGGTGTTCTTCTGGTTTTAGAGCAAATGAGTACGTGTAGACTCCGGGTCCTGGCGTTGTACCAGTGTGATGTTGGTAAGGTTGAACCTTGTTGAAATAGTCGCCAAATCTGCGATCAAGACGGTCCTGACCGTTTATCTGTAACCACTGTTCATATACAGCAGCTTTGTCATACGCAAACGGCGTAAGGCGCGTTGCTGGGCGCCCCTGAAGCGCACCACTGACTGCTTTGCAGTTTGTGTACGCATTAGGTTGAACAACCCATAGAAGTTCCTTGACGGGATGATTAAATGTCAGGTCAACTCTGTTGTTCGGGGATGATATCCCGACATCCTCATTAAACTGAACCTGTTCAATGAGATACTCATGCGATCCCTGAGCCATACGACGACGCTCTTCCGTGTCAAGATAGATGTAGTCAATGTAAAGAGCCGCCTGCGCAGGTTGGGGAAATCCAGCAGTAGAATTGAAGTTTCCAGCAATTGTCTTAACGTCATTCCACTGTACATTAACCTTTACTTCATGGTACTGAAGAGAGATAAGAGGAAGAGCAGCACCAGGGTTACGGGTGAAGAAGAACATTAGGGGGATGTAGAGAGTATTAGGAAGTGAAGGGCGTCCATTTCCAGTTGTACATCCTACGGTAGCAGGAAAGTGTAGTGAAGTTGTGTCAAGATTCGCATTTAAGAGTGACTGAAGTTTATTTAATCCAATATATTCCTTTGTAAGAACTGACCAGAGGTACATGAACTCGCTATACTGCTTATCAATGATTTGACCACCGATATCAAGCTCGACATAATTTATAAGATTGTAACCAAGCGATGCAATATTAATGCCGGTTGAGTTCATCACACCATGATTCCAAAGAGCATTGTTACCATTTTCATCTTTTGTAGGGAGTTGAATCTCTACATAAGTGTTTGAAAGAAGATCTGCATGACGTCCGACAATCGCCGACTGCTTTGTCCCCCATGAAGGTTGACCACTAAAATTGATACGGAAGGGCTCCATGGCAAAGTTTGTGTGGCGCTTGAACAGCGACTTCCAGAAAGTAATTTGCGGATTTCCGGAAAGATATGCATCCTGAGCTCCATAGGCAACTAATTGAAGTAAACCACCACCCATTTGTCTTTATTAAGAAGATAATGATTTTTTACTTACGGCGCTGCGTTTTTCCACGATTACGTCCACGACGTCCAGCAACGGGAGGCATCTCTTCCTCCGTTGATTCTGTGTCAACAACAGGCGCCCCAACATCACCACCCTTCTTAACCTTGTGCCAGGACTTCTTCGCCTCCTTGATAACCTGCTTGAGTCCGAGACCCTTCTTGTAAGTACCCTTAGACTTCATTGCGCGCATCGTTTTCTTGACATGAACAATCCACTTATTTGCCATTTTATTAATTAACGCGCGATTAAAAAACAATACTCTTGTCTCCTGTTTTAGGATTATTATCATAGATTGGAGACGTATGAGACATAGGTTGAAACGATACTGAGGGGTCTGGAAGTACAGGTGTCTTGATGGTTTTAGGTTTATAACGCAGGTGTTCGGGTTTCACTATAACACTTCCCTGCTGAAAGTTACCAATGTATAACTCCATCATGCTATCTAAAGATCCATAATTCATTAAGTTCCACTGACAACCGTATCCAAAAAGCAGAGTAGGGTTGTTGTTTTTAAGATCAGGGTCTGGATCTGGAACTACCATTGTTATGTTCTGTCTGTTAGCATTAATCAGTTCTTCGTGGTCATGCGGTTGAGATGCCTGCATATAGGTTAATCTACGAAGGTTTGAAGTTGACCAAGACATGTTTACCATCTCTTCCATCAGTGTTCCGTTGATATTTCCACCTGAAACGATGATTAACTTTCCTGCTACATTGCAGATTGGTTCCACCGCTAGATTCTTTCTGTGGAATGCGTACTCTGGACCAAGAAGATACCGTGAAAGAGTTGTTTTAATAATTTCAGCAGACGCGTTTATTGTGTGAGTCTTATTCGTGTGAAACATTAAAGACAGAATAAATGGATCACTTGATAAGGGTGTATCTAACTTATTGAATGCAGAATTCGCAATAGAGACACAACATGATTCAAGTGTAACAGTATTTTTGGCATAATCAAATCCAACACTTTCATTCTTTAATCCTACTACTGGTTTATCGTTTCCATCTGCGTATATGTCTAACTCTACCAATCGAGCACCTGCCTTTACAACTAAAGGAATTATACCATCAGAAATATAGTCAAAAACATATGAAGACGGAAATGTACTATATGCAGAGGATGCGATATAGTAGTCACACAACTTAGTATTATCAGATACAGGGCAACCTAGTGGTGCCAACTGGGTTACAGCAGTATATGCTTTAAATGTAGGCGCTGCTCGGAGAAGTGTGGCAGTTTGTGATCCAAACATAGTAGTATAAATTGTGTACAGGATAACTAGTCCGATAACTATTGCAATCATGATTCCGTACTTGACCCAAGTGTCTTCCATTATTAATCAACGTCTAAAAAGAAGTTGTCTGAATTTGTTTACAACATCATCTGGTATACGTTCGTTCATTGGAGTTTCTGTTAAGCAGCAATAGTGAAAGTACAAACAATACATTCCGCATTCTGAATCCTTAAACTGATGCTGTGTTGTATTATATGTTGTAACCATTTCCTTACCATATTCTTCCTTCCATCTGTTCATAAGAACCTTAATTTCCTTTTCAGGTTTGGATGCATAAGAATCAAAGTAAGTTACTCTAGCGTGTTCTAATTCTGGACGAATATCACAATATAAGGCAAACCAGTGCTGTCCAGGACCATCGTGAACATCGGTATTAAACACAATTCCAAACTGTGTATAACCCTTCGCTTGGAGATCTTTTATTTTCAGAGAACATAGTGCATTAACAAGACACTTTCCAGTTTCTGATTTTAAATCAAAATCTATAGGGATACATCCTAAAAACTTGTAAGTAGGAAATAATTTCTCATACTGTTTCTCTACATTTTCGATGTCAATAGATGATAACCACTCAGTTGGAGATGTCGTCCAACTATCAGGTGCCTTAGGTTTTCCAAGCATATGCGCTATAATACATTCAGATCTTCCTTGTTTACATTTTTTGTGAAAACGTTTTTTCAAGGACTCCCAAGCACCATTCTCTGCAATAGGGGTCTCGTTTGGATGTTCTTTATTGTAGACTTTTCGTAAGTTCTGAACGGTTGTTTCATCAAACATCTTATTATCTAAAAACGAATTACTTTTTAAATAATTCTGCTGAACAAAACAAATGCCTTCCAAGAGAAATCGCGAACCAACTGCAGAACCACCCGCCCCACCTCCTCCAAAGAAGGAGAAGGTGTGCCAGGGATGCGTTGAAAATCAACCCAACCAACTTGCACACATGTATGGCGGTTGTCTAGATATTGATCAACCCGATTAATTCTTAAAAATGGATTTTTTATTTGGGTATTTATTATTCTAAAAATGGAGGAGGAACGTAACATTCTTCGCGCTGCAGTGGCACAATATGCAACAATCGATGACGAGATTCAGGAACTGAATAAACGCCTGAGTGCTCTTCGCGAACGTCGAAGTGTCAAGGAAATTGAGATCGGGGAACTTCTCCGTTCTCCAGAGTTTTCCACATTCAACAAATTGTCTCATGGCAATTCCGACATCGTAGTAAAGCGCCCGAATCAGTGGTCAAATCCTTGGTCACTGTCAAAATCAGCATTCCTGCGTTACGTATCTGCATACCGTGCGGAAAATATCGAACCTTCGCTCGAAGGATTCGTCTATTTCTTGACGACACGTTACGATGCTACACGCCTCGTCGATCGTTTCGCTTTGACGCGAACGGTACGCGGATAAATAAGTTCTCTTTTTTAATTAATGAAAGGTTCGGGATTTTTTGATTCAATAGGTCAAAAAGTATCATCTGCTACAAGTTCCGTTGGAAATGCGGTATCTGGGAGTATTGCAACTGGTCTTTTAAACGTGATTCTAAAGGCAGATAATTCTGCATTAAATTTATACCAGGCGTCTGCAAGAGCGGTTGCAAGAAGAAATCCCGACAAGGTTCCTAAGGCAGAGGACTTTTTAGTGAGATTTTCTGCTGCAATTCGTAAGGGTCTCGACGAAGGTCTCGCGTTGTCAAAGACAACATTACCTGTAATGCAACCAGTAAAGGCAACTCCTGGAATGGATTTGAATTCTACTAGAACAAATAGTGCACTTCGTAAAGGTGGAAAACGGACTAAACGTAACAGACAAACTTACAAGTAAAGATGATAGATCTTCCACTATATAATCCGTTCAATTCACGGAATCGTCTGTTTACCGAGCACGATATACAGTCGATTTTGAAAAAGCACAACTGTTTTATTAAAATTTCAAATGTCGAAGTCTTTCAGAATGCAATGATCCACTCTTCCTATGTCAGGAGATCAGACTATACCACGCCTCTAGGAGAAATAGCACAACTAGCGCCAAGACCTGACCAATGCTTAGACCTATTTCCAGAGTCATATGAGCGTCTTGAACATTTGGGGGATTCTATTTTAGGTGCAGCAGTCGCAACTTACCTATCTATACGCTTCCCCACCCAGCAAGAGGGGTTTCTCACAACACTTAGAAAGGAAATTGTTTGCAATAATATGCTTGGAGAATTGACAGTAAAAATAGGGTTAAACGCCTTCTATGTTATTTCAAAACACAACGAGGATGCGTGTTTTGGAAGAACAAATACGAAGAAATTGGGAGACATTCTAGAAGCATTCATTGGTGCTCTTTGGATACAATCTGGTTACAACTTTCAAATTATTTATGCCTTTGTAGTTTCACTAATTGAAACGTATATCGACATTCCAAAGATCCTTCTAAATGACACGAATTATAAAGATCAACTACAAAAGTTCTGTCAGACTAAGTTTCACTATACTCCTACGTATAGAATGGTTTCATCCAACGGAATGTATAATATGGCAGCATTAGATGGAAATGGGGCGATCATTGGAGAAGGATCTGGTAACACTAAGAAGCACGGGGAGCAACTTGCTGCGAAGGATGCCCTTTCTAGATTAAAATGTTAAAAAATGGATTTTTTAATTATAAAAAAATGAAACTTGCTAGTGAAAATGATTTCATTTATGTCTACAACGTTCGTCATTCTTGGAATGCTCGCGTTCATCGGACACCTGCTCAAGGAGCGTGAGAAGAATACTTTTCCAATCTTTGAGACTCATTTTCCGAACTACTGCAGATATTCTGCAGGTTCGGTTGTTGTCGGATCTTACGATACTGTCAGCGACCTCTCACACCACCTTGCCAAGACAAAGGAATTTGTTACGGCAAACCCGATCGCGCAGGTCTCAACAAGCACCGTTCAAAAGGTGATTGATTACGAGAAGCGCACCGTCTACACTTCGTACTACAGTATGAAGTGCCCCGATACCTACGGGGATGTTGCAAGTTCTTAAACGAACAGCAATTTTTTAACGTGCCTTTGGAATGCGTCGAGATAAGAGTTCCTTTGAAGTACCTACAGACATATCCTCTCCTTGGGGAATTCCTTCAATTGCACGTAATGCCTCTGCTACACGTTGCGGTTGGTCTGCAAATTGCAGAAGTAATTGGGTTCGAATAATCTGACGACGAATTGGTGGACGGGTTGTACGCATTGTTCGCGAAAGAGTACCAAGACCGTTTCCTTCTAGAGTAAAGTTGTCAACCTGATTATCACGCATGAAAGAAAGGATTCTTTCCGAAAGAAGAGTCTTCTTATCTCGAATTTCCTTCTGACGCTGGAGAAGTTTACGGGTCTCGTCATCATATTCGATCCACTGACGGATCACTTCCTTGATCTCTTCTGCGTCCCCCATTTAGACTTCTTATGATGATTCTTTGAAAGTCTTTTTCCCGCTTTCAGTGCTAAAGTATCTTTTGCTTTGGATATATAATTTTGAACATCTGGAGTGTTAACACTTGCACCTAAGTCTGCAATTCCTGTCTTAGCGTTTGCAAGAAGGGATGCTCTTCCTTCTTCTGATTTAACTTGATTCTTCAATTCTGTTATCTTGCTTCCAACATTTGCAGTTATTTCAGAGAATCGTGCCTTTATTGCAGCTGCGTCTTCTTCGGGGTTTCCCTGGTAATCTGGATCAAAAACTACGAACTCTAAAAAGTTCCCCAATGCAGGAATAGATCCCTTAACCTTGTCTATTATTCTTCTACGTTTTTCTGACACCTTTTCTAGAACTCTGTCTCCAGATTCTAGGGCATTTTGAATACCCATCCCTGCCAGAGGGATCAATGCAAAAGACTGTGTAAACGCTTCTCCAAGATGCTTTCGTGATACATAAATTGCCATATTGAAAAATATAAACATTGTTGAAATTAAGTAACCGATAA